CGGTATATGCAACTGACTTAGCACTTAAGTCCTCACTTAAACCAAAACTACGTCCAACAGTAAAGAAGCCTACCCCTAAACTAGATCCCAAATCTAAACCTTCTGCACCTGTAAAGCCTAGTGGTGGTAGACCTAAGACTGGTCCCAAAGAAGAAGTAAAACGTAGGGTAGTAAATAAAAATAAAAATCCTGATGAATTAAGTACAGAAGGTTTTAACAGTGTAAAACGAACCGACAGACCAGGTGTTTCTCTTTCAAGAAAAGAGCTAGAACAAATGTCCAAGTACTACCCCCGTAAGAAAAAGTAAAAATATAATTGCAATTTTAGCATAACGGGATTGCATTAATGTCTGTATAAGTCTTTACTTAAATGTGGTATAACTTACTTATGGTCAAACATAAGGAGTATACCATGTTTAAGAAATTAGTTAAAAAACTACAAGAGTCTCAAATGCGTAGAGTTCAATACTGGCAACTTAATAATATGTCAGATGATGCTTTAAAAGATATTGGAATAACTCGTGGAGAAATTAAACAAAAATTCTACGGTAAAGAATCAGTCTAAGGATAGATCATGACACCTCAACAGCAAGCTTTTTTAGATGCCCTGTTTACAGAGGAGTGTAAAGGAATACCCAGAAAAGCTATGAAAGTAGCAGGGTATTCCAACACTGCTTCTACAGCGCAACTGCTAGAGTCCCTACAAGAAGAAATAGCAGAAGCCACTAAAAGGTTTATTGCTACTAAAGGCACTAGAGCTGCTTGGGCTATGTCTGAAGTTATGGATGACCCAACAGAGCTAGGTAATAAAGAAAAGATGGTTGCGGCTAAAGATCTTTTAGATCGAGCAGGGTTTGTTAAGACTGACAAGGTAGAAGTTAAAGCAGTTAGTCCGTTGTTTATCTTACCTGAGAAAGATAATGAGCAGGGTTAACAAGAGTTGGAGACTACCAAAACCTACTATACTCAATAAGAAAAAGGTTTGGTTTCCTGTAGTAAGAATTGGTTACAGTGTACCTTTTGGTTATTATGAAGACCCAGAAGATAAAGATATACTTATACCAATACCAGAAGAGCTAGAGCTTTACGAACTTGCTAAGAAGCATTTAAAAAACTACACCTACAAAGATGTTGCAGCATGGTTAACTACTAGATCAGGAAGAAAAATTGGTCCTTCTGCGTTACATGAAAGAATAAACCGTGAGCGAAAAAACAAGAGAGACCTTACAAACGCAAATTATTATGCCGAGAAGTACAAAGAAGCGTGTGACAAAGCGCGCAAAATCGAAGAAAGAATCAAAAGAACTACCTACACAGAAGTTGACGCAAGCGGAAGTTAGGGAACCAGAATCAAATAGACAAGTTGTATTTAAACCTAATGCTGGCCCACAAACTTCTTTTCTTTCTGCAACAGAACAAGAAGTATTATATGGTGGATCAGCAGGTGGTGGTAAGTCTTATAGCCTAGTTGTAGATCCTATTAGGTACTTTGGTAATAAACATGCAAGTATGCTTCTTGTACGTAGAAGCACAGAAGAACTAAGAGAACTTATTTCTATATCTAAAGAGCTGTACCCTAAAGCAGTTCCTGGAATTAAGTTTATGGAAAGAGACAAAACTTGGGTAGCACCTAGTGGAGCTACTCTTTGGATGAGTTACCTAGACCGTGATGATGATGTCATGAGATATCAAGGTCAGGCATTTAACTGGATTGGTTTTGATGAACTTACACAGTGGCCTACACCTTACCCTTGGAACTATATGAGGTCTCGTCTCCGTGCCACAAAAGAAAGTGGGTTACCTCTGTACATGAGGGCAACCAGTAACCCCGGCGGTCCTGGTCATCAGTGGGTTAAGCGTACCTTTATTAATCCCTCTCCGCCTAATAATTCTTTTTGGGCAACTGATGAACATGGTAATACAATTGCTTGGCCTAAGGGTCATAGCAGAGAGGGTGAGCCTCTGTTTAAAAGAAAGTTTATTCCAGCCACCCTCTTCGATAACCCGTATCTAGCAGAAGATGGAATGTATGAAGCTAACCTTTTGTCTCTGCCAGAACATCAAAGACGCCAATTGCTTGAAGGTGATTGGGATATAAACGAAGGAGCTGCGTTTCCAGAGTTTAATCGAAGGGATCATGTAATAGAACCCTTTGAGATCCCACATAACTGGGCAAGGTTTAGAGCTTGTGACTATGGTTACGGTTCTTACACAGGGGTTGTCTGGTTTGCTGTTAGCCCTTCAGAACAGTTAATCGTGTATAGAGAAATGTATTGCTCAAAGGTCATAGCTACTGACCTAGCTGATATGATCTTGGAAGCAGAAGAGGGCGAAAGAATACGATACGGAGTTCTTGACTCTTCTCTTTGGCACAATCGTGGTGATACTGGCCCTAGCCTAGCTGAACAAATGATTCATAGAGGCTGTCGTTGGAGACCATCAGATAGGTCTAAAGGTTCTAGGGTAGCAGGTAAGAATGAATTACATAGAAGGTTACAAGTAGATGAGTTTACAGAAGAAGCAAGATTGGTATTTTTTAGCACTTGTACGAATACCATATCTCAGTTACCTTCCCTACCTCTTGATAAAAATAATCCAGAGGATGTAGACACAAATGCAGAAGATCACCTATACGATGCCTTACGGTACGGAATAATGACAAGACCAAGAAGTAGTATCTTTGACTTTGATCCAGCTACACAACGATCAGGATTTCAAGCAGCAGATGCAACGTTTGGTTATTAAGGAAAAAACATGGCTGAAACAACTGAAGAAATGATTATGGATCTGGAAGAGTCTTCTTCTCTTGAAGATATAAAACCAGATACTGTTTATGATCCTAAGTCTGGATCAATACTAAACTTTGTTACCAGCAAATATAACAAAGCAGAAACAGCCAGAGAACCTGAAGAGCAGCGGTGGATTAAATCTTATCAAAACTATCGTGGCATTTATAGTACTGATGTACAGTTTACTTCTACAGAAAAATCTCGTATCTTTGTAAAGGTAACTAAGACTAAAGTTCTTGCTGCTTATGGTCAGATTGCTGAAGTTCTTTTAGGTAGCAACAAATTTCCCTTAACTATTGACCCAAGTAAACTACCTGATGGTGTAGAAGAAGTTGTACATTTTGAGACAAACAAAGATCAACGAGAAGCTTTAGAAGAAAATAATGACTCGGGACTTATGCCCGGAGAAACTATGCAAGATTTCTTAGCACGTAAAAGTGAGTTATCTAGCACTTTAAATTTAGTTGGGGATGATTTACAAAAAGGTTTTTCTGATACTCCTACTGCTCCACAGTTTTTTCCTGCTGAAGTAGCAGCTAAGAAAATGGAAAAACAAATCCATGATCAATTAGAAGAATCCCATGCCAAGAAACACCTTAGGTCTACAGCCTTTGAGTGTGCTTTATTTGGTACTGGTGTAATGAAAGGCCCATTTGCTATAGATAAGGAATATGCAAATTGGGATGAAGAGGGTAATTACTCCCCAGTATTTAAAACTATCCCTCAAACTTCTAACGTATCTATCTGGAACTTCTACCCTGACCCAGATGCTACAACAATGGAAGAGGCCGAGTACGTTATAGAACGTCACAAGATGTCTCGTTCTCAGATGCGTGGACTAAAACGTAGACCTTTTTTCCGTGACAATGCTATTGATATAGCAATTCAAAATGGTGAGTCCTATGACAAAAAGTGGTGGGAACACACAATGGAGGATGAGTCTACAACTTATGACACCACACGTTTTGAAGTACTAGAGTTTTGGGGTTATGTAGATACAGAAATCTTAGAGCAACAAGATGTTGATATCCCTAAAGAACTAAAAGACATGGATCAACTAAGCGTTAATGTTTGGATTTGTAATGGTCAGGTCTTACGTTTGGTAATGAATCCTTTTACTCCTTCCTACATTCCTTACTTTTCTGCCCCCTATGAAGTTAATCCTTACTCTTTGTTTGGTGTAGGACTAGCAGAAAACATGGAAGATACGCAGATGCTTATGAATGGCTTTATGCGTATGGCAGTAGATAATGCTGCGCTGTCAGGTAACCTACTAATTGAAGTAGATGAAAACAACTTAGTTCCCGGACAAGACCTTGCTGTGTATCCCGGTAAAATATTCCGTAGAGCTGCTGGTGCGCCGGGACAAGCTATCTTTGGTACTAAGTTCCCTAATGTATCTACAGAAAACATGATGATGTTTGATAAGGCCCGGGTATTAGCAGACGAGAGTACAGGCTTTCCTAGCTTTGCTCATGGTCAGACAGGAGTTTCAGGTGTCGGACGTACAGCTTCTGGCATTAGTATGCTTATGTCTGCTGCTAATGGTTCTATACGAAACGTAGTAAAAAACTTAGATGACTACTTGTTAGCTCCACTAGGTAAAGCATTTTTTAATTTTAATATGCAGTTTAACTTTGACCCTGATATCAAAGGTGACTTAGAAGTTAAAGCTCGTGGAACAGAAAGCCTAATGGCTACAGAGGTACGTAGTCAAAGACTTATGCAGTTTTTACAAGTGGTACAAAACCCAGCTCTTGCTCCGTTTGCTAGGATGGATTACATTGTTAGAGAGATTGCCAAGTCTATGGATCTTGATCCAGATAAGGTTGGTAACAACATGGCAGAGGCTGCAGTACAAGCTGAGATACTAAAAGAGTTTATGGCTCAGAAAGAACCAGCATCCTCTCCACAGGGAGTCCCACAGCAGGGAGGCCCACAGAAGCCACCAGCAGGCACAGGAGTGATGGACCCTACAGGGGCTGGGGGTGGTACTATAGGAACAGGGATGGCCCCTCCACCAGGCGCTCCGGGCTTCTCAGCTAATACTGGTGAAGGCCCACAAGAATGAAGCCATTTGTAAACAACCCAGAGCTTTGGGAACCTTTTGTCGAAGAGATGGAAACTAGGCTACAGAGTAATTATAAATATCTAGCAGCTTCTCAGGATATGAATCAGATGCTACGATATCAAGGTAGGATAGCTGTACTTAAAGAAATGATAGAACTTAGGAATTACGTAAATGGAATCTAAGACAGGTCTTATGTCAAGGGACAGCTCTGAAGGATTAGATGCTAAAGAGCTAGCTTCTTTAAGTGATGTACGTGAAGAGGCTATTGCTACTCAAGCAGCCACTGAACCTAAGCTACCTGAGCCTAAACCTGAACCTAAACACCATTTATCTAATGTACCTTTTACGCAATGGCCTCTGGGTGCAGCACCTTCAGATCGTCAAGTGGGTGAAGATGATGCAGGTAACCCTTTATTTAAAATGGAATTTAGTGATAAGACTTACATTGTTAGACTAGATCCAGACCAAAGAACACAGAGACAAAAATTAAAAGATGCTGTAGCTACAGGAAAACAAGCCGTAACTAATTACTTGCAAGGTGATGACCACATTCCCAGTGCAAGTGAGGTTGCAGAGTTTGGTAAAGCAATTGCTGTCACTGCCTATGAAACCCTTGAAGGTGCAATGTCAGGCGAAGGAACATATGGCGATGTGTTTGATCTGGCTCCTACTATGGCTGTAGCTGGTATGGGATTTAAAGTCCCTAAAGGAGCTTTACGAACCTTTGGTGGCAAAGGCATGGATCTAGACGATGACCAAACCTCTAGATTTGCAGATGCCCGTTCTAAATTTACAGAGGCTTTAAATACAGTAGATGTTAATGATCCTGCTGCATTCTACGATCTTAACAAAAAGATTTGGAAAGAAACAGGTTGGTTTATTAATCCTAAAGATAGACAATGGCGTTATGAAATAGATGATAAACAATCTGTTGTAAGCTTTGCTGATATTGCTGCTAATAAAAATTTAACTACTAGCGAAGTAATAGATAACTTTAGAACTAAAGGTAGCTTAATAAAGCTTCCAGAACTTTTTAAGCATGATAAATTGTTTGAAAGATACCCACACTTAAAAGATATGGACGTACTTTTTTACGAATCAGATACTGGTGAATTAGGGAGTCAAAGTCCGGGTCAAAATAAAATTAATATTAATACTGCGGTTTTAGATATTAGATCTATGCCTCAGTTACAATCTACAATTCTTCATGAAATACAACACGCCATTCAAGACTATGAAGGATTTAGTATCGGCGCTAACAATGATTTTATTCCTGATGAAGTTACTAAAGATCTTGTAGATAAACAAACTAAAATACGTTCTGATTTGCAAATGGAACGGGTAGGTATTTTAACTAGATTAAGACCAAGGTTAAAAGAATTTTTAGATTATCTTCCTAAAGATCAACAACCAGATATTTATACTGAGCTAGCTGAAATTCTTACTACATTTCCACCTGAAAAAATGAATAAAGCTTTAGAAGAAGCTACAAGAACTTTTATGGAAAATCATGGTATCCGAGACTATGGTAAGATAGGTGAAGATCTTTTAAAGTTTTCAAAAAATATAGGGGAAGATCATGCTGCAAAACTTCTTACTAAAGATATGGAGTTTAGATTTTATAGAGGTGCAGGGGGAGAAATAGAATCTAGACTTGTACAAAGAAGACTTAAATATCTTAGAGGTGGCAAAAATCCTGATCAAGTATTCCCATTAGATCACGAGAAAGCTATGTTAAAGGTTGAAGGATCTAGCCCTGAATATGAAGGTAAAGTAGATAAAGTAGGTGACGCTCTTTATAGAGTTAGATCTCCTAAACTAGGGGAGTCAGATGTCTATGTTGACCCTATAGAAGATAGAGATGCAATTAAGCAAAGGGTTTATAAAGAAGAAGGTAAAGATCCAAATAAATTTGATGCAGATGTTCTTGAAAAAACAGATCAAATCTACGTAAAAAATATACTTAAAGGCTATCCAGAGTTAAAGAAAGTATTTAATCTAAAAGAATATGATAAAGTAATGCTAGATGGAAATGAACATACCTTTAAAAACTATTCGATTAGTCGAGACTCAAAACATCAATTACCAGAAACAGGTTTGATAATGTTTAAACCTAAAGCCAAGGGCCAACTTCTTAGGGATGTAATGGTTCCCAAAGTATTTCTTGTAGCTACAGACAGTAGTCTACCTGCAAAGCAAAGGTTTAAAACAATATCTTTAACAGAGTTTTTACAAAAGACAGATCTAATTGATGAACCTTTTGATATACAAAAGTTAAGTGAACCACCTAAACCTAAGACTAAAAAATCTATTGTAGGTCAAATGAAAAGTTTGTTTAAGTATGATGAGGGTGGTCTAGTAGATACTGGAAAGAAAACTGTATCTGGTAGAACTATATGGAATGATGGTGGACAAGACTATTCAGAACGTACAACTACATTTCAGATAGGTAATAGATTTTATACTATGCCTACAGTAGCAGAAGATGGTTCACAATACAGCGATGATGTTATGAAAAATTATGTAGAAAAATATGGACCTATTGATTTTATTACTGGTGAAGAGTTACCTACCTTTGCAACAGAAAAAGAAGCAGTAATGTATGCAATAGAAAGATCAGATACAAGAAAAGGAACAGAGCAGTGAAGAATACAAAAGAACAAATGAACTTGTTTAAGTATGGTGGTCTTAAGGATGATGGTAGGGATAAAGATCCTGTATCTGGTAACAATGTTCCTTCTGGTTCTATGGCTAAAGAAGTACGGGATGATCTTCCTGCCATGCTTTCTGAAGGAGAGTATGTAGTTCCTGCTGATGTAGTTAGATACTTTGGTGTAAATTATTTTGAAGACCTACGTAATAAAGCAAAATCAGGCTTGACTAATATGGAAAAAGATGGTAGGATAGGTGGTGAACCAATTAATAAACCTATCATGGCTAATCAAGGCACACTAACTACTGCCTCTGTAACTAATCCAAATCGATATACTGGTGAGTTTAGCTTTGAAAGACCGGGAGCAGGATCTTATAAAGACGATGGTTATGAAGCACCAAGTCCTACTACCTGTGCTGCAAAAGGTAAAACATACGATCCTATTCTAAGAGTCTGTGTAACTTCACCTATTACTACTACACCAGCAGTTAACATACCAGCTCCTGTTACCTATGCACCTAGAGTAAGTACAAGTGGTGGTGGTGATGATAATGGACCACAAGAACCTATGAGAGATACTAACACTGGAGAAACTTTTGGCATTATTGGTGGTGGAGATTGGTATGAAAAAGCTGATTGGAGTGATCCACAAAAAACTACAGAACAATTTTTTCAGATTCCTGATCTTGGACCTACAGTAATTGGTGGGATAGTTGGCATGACAGGGGGAAGTATTGCTATATCTAAGTCTAAAGCTATGAAAAATATTTATGAAGTTATGGGTGATGTTGAAAAAGCTAAAGTAATAGACGACAAATTAAGATTTGAGTTTGAAGCTAATAAAAATTTAAAGTATACTGATAAAACTATTAATTCTATTATTGGCTCTGATGGTGATTTAAGAACTATTAGGGCTTTAAGAGATGCAGGTGTAGATGTTCCAAGTAACCTTAGGGATGAAGAGTTTCAAGAATATTTGACTAAGTTAAAGTCAGATGTTAAGAGTGTCAGAAAAATTAAAAATAAATATGGTACAGGTGGACCTAATCTTAGACCTAAAGAAAAAGTATCAACTCCAAAATATAATATGTTTGGTGATTTAGTTAAATCAGACGGATCAAATTCAGATGAGGTTTTGCAAAAACAATCTATGGAAGCTGGAGATCCGTCATTAGTAGCAATTCAACAAGCACGACAAAACCCAATAACACAAAGTAGGGCCGATCAATTTTTTGGTACTTCTAGTGGTGGAGGTAGTCCTGTAACTGTAGATAAACCAGCTAACAAATTAAACTGGGAAGATGTAAGACAATTAAGAAGTTATGATAGTGGGGCTAATAGACAGAAGCTTGCTGAGTGGGAGGCTAGTAGTAAAACTAAAGGACAAGAGGGAAGCAGTCACTCAGGTGCAACAAAAGGTGAGTCAGGATGTTTCTTAACCACTGCTATAGTAGAGCATAGAGGTGAAGCTGATGATGGACCTACCTTAACAAAGCTGCGTAACTTTAGGGATACCTACTTAGCAGACTATCCAGAAGAAGTTAAGAAGTATTATCAAGTTGCACCTAAGATTGTTGCAGCTATACCTAAAGATAATCCTACATGGGATTGGGTAGGTAAACAAATTGACTCTGCTATTGAGCATATTGATAATGACATGCTGGATAAAGCCCATCAAACTTATAAGAGTATGGTGCTAGAGTTAGAAACAAATTGGTTAAAGAAAGCGTAGACTATGGAAAATGATGCTCACGGTCAATATCTTGAAGATGTACAAAAACGTATAATGAATCTTTCTGATGAAGAAAAGACAATGCTAATTCAATTTAAAAGAACACCAGAAGCAAATTTAATTGCTAAGATAGTTGGACCTGACGTTGCTGGATTAGGTGGCGTTGAGGTAGATCAATTTGCAGAAGCTACTAATAGAGAACCCCAACCACAACAACAAGAAATGCCTACTCCTCCGGGACTAGGAATGAGACGACCCCAATAAGGCTACTCAGCTAAGGCTGACCCCAACATAAGGAAAAAAATATGCCTGAACTACAAACTATAGAATCACCAAAAACTGCAGGATTTGTAAATCCTAATCACAATA